TTCAACAATAAACTCAGTGGCTCTCATTAACGAGTCTCTCTACCTAGAGATTCTGGGCCACCTGCTGCTGCATCGGTTGCAGCAAACTCATCGCCGGCTGCTAATTGATCTAGTTCGGCGCCTGCGCCGCCCATTTCTGGTGCGCTTGGCATTGCTGGTGCTGGTGTGCCCGGCATTGCCATACCGCCCGGAGCAATTTGCTCGCCGGCTAGTTGACGTGCTGCACCATCGGCTTGTTCACGTGCTTGTGTCATGGAGTCCAACATTCCTGTTAGCAATTGACCCACGCTGTTTTTAAATGCATCGGCTTGTTCGTTGCCAATTTGATCACGAATGGTGTCAATTAGCGCAGGCATTTGCTCCACTTGCATCTTGCTTACTTTTTCCAGCATGTCTTGAATGCTGTCTACCATGTCCTTGGCAGCTAAAATAGCTTCGCTTTTGCCCATTTCGCCTTCGTTAAGTTGGCGGGTTTCTGCAATCCATTTGCCCAATGCTTCACGGACCATTAATAGTTCCATGTACTTTGGGTTCTTTTCGGCAGTGTGAACACCGTAACTTTTGCGTATACGGTTAATGTTCTCTGTCAAATTATTGCTTAATCTAGCAGCTTTGTTCAAGCTTAGATTTGTGTAATCAATAGCAAAGCCAAAGCGGCTTTCCATCATACGGTTCATTTTTGTAGCAGTTGCCCTAGGGCTTATGTCTTTAAGGTTCATAGCGAGTTCCAGATTTTAAAGTATTTAGCTAAATGCATACTTTTCTCTAATAGAGTTTTGGCGTCATCCAATCGAAATTCTGCAGAGCTGGACATTATGTCAAAATGGTCCAATCTCCAGTAATCCTTCTTAGATAACGCTCGGCTTTTTTTATAACTAAGAGTTTCTAATTCTTCTGTAATTTTAATTACATTGGTATCATGTTGCAATATGTCTTTTGCCAATCGCTTGTGCCCAGTCTGATTACACAAGGTGTAAACAATAGCACTAGCTCTTCGGCTAAAACTATGAGTTGAATCATCTCGACTATTGATTGTAGTCCAAATTAGTCCATCTTTTCTAACTCCGTAAAGTCCAACTACATAAGCTGTCTTTCCAATAGGAACACAAATAGGAATAGGACCTTTTTGATTTGTTGCCATGCGCTGTAATTCGCGCATTTTCCAGTTATCGACATACTGCACTGCCCTATCGACCTGTTGCTTGATATCAGCAACTTGTTGAGGCAGAGCAGCTGTCTTAACTTTTGATTTTTTTCTTGTAAGTGATTTTGCCATCTTGATTGCGTCTAAGCAACACATCTTTGTTTACTAATTGATTAGCGATATGTTGCTGTCTTTCATTGAGTTCGCTCTTGAGTATACCAACTCCCTCTTCAAATTGATTGAGAAGATCTGCTTCTTCGTTGGACAACGGGAGTTGTAATTTAGTTGATAGCTCGACTATTTTCATTTATTAATAAAGTGTATAGTTAACACTTTAACTTCAAATTTGTTCATTTTAATATTGATAAAATACTATCTGCATGTGCGCTGGCCCAACTTAATACTACCATGCCGCCGCCAAATGTGTACATCCATTTGTCTTTAAAGCGTTCCATAGACGATATCTTCTTTGCCATTTCGGCATGTTGAGCACAACTGGCTTGATACATTACTTCTAATTTTGATTCAATAGTATCTCTAGTTTTATCCAGGCAGTCGTGCATTTCTTTTACGTCTGCTTTTAAGTGGTCAAGTTTCTCATTGAGATTCTCAACCTTGGTCTCGACTATTCCCAGTCGTTCTGTTGCTGTCGCCATGGCACAAATTCCTTATAATTGTGTTGTTCTTATCTCAAATACCTAAGTTTGTGCCATAAGACGAGTTGCGATTTGTGCCATAATAATAATATGTAGTATTTATACAATAGTGTTACTACTGTATGGATTGTTAGTCATAGAAAAAGGCAGAACAAATCTGCCTTTTACTTGCTTAACTAATTAAGACTTTAAGCCAACTAGAGCAACAGTAGTTGCTGTCAAGTCAACTGGACCTGCACCAACTGAAGCACCTAGTGCGCGAACAGCGGCTTGTAGGCCAGCTGCGTCAAAGCCAGTGGCCTCAACCATAACGCGAACTTCACCGGAGTTGTCATTCTCAACTTGGTAAGCGATTAATGTGCTCTGTGAAGAGATTAATCTTAGAACTGTCTCAACTGCGCCGCCGGTACCTGTCTCACCACGAAGATCAACAGTGCCTGCATCAATCTTGAAGATTGATGGACGCTTGCCGATACCTGTTGAAACGATTGCACCAATGCCTTCGCCCTTAACGCCTGTGTCTACGTGAACTACGCCTTTAGCGTCGCCACTTGTACGTGTAAAAATTGCCATTTTATTTTCCTTAAATTATATGGGCCGTATGCCTCATGCAAATATTTACCAATTTGGTGAAAATTATTGCTTTTTCCAGTCTTGCATGCCTGCAAAATTCTGGCGGCTAAACTCTAGTCTATCCACTAGTTTTACAGCACCGCCATCATGCCCTATGGCCACAAACCCTTCAGGATTCATGACTCGATACCCTGTTTCGGTCTTGACAAATGTGCCCACTAGGCTTTCTACTTGTTGCAACTTGCGCACCAATGCCAATTTGAGCTCAATAACACGCTTGTAAATGGCCATTATGGCCAATAAAGTATTGTTATTATCGGCAATAAACTGCTCTTGTGCTCGAATCTTTTCTATTCTTGCTAGGGCTGCTTTGCTTTCGGGACCGCCTTTGAATTTGGCTATGTCGGCGTGCATTTTGTCGGTGTAGAATGCAATGAACTCTTTTAAAAATTCCAAGAGATCGCCCACTTGATCGGTGGTACGAATTCGACTGTTGATAAATGGTTTAATATATTTGGCAAACTCTTGGTTTGCCATTATGGTATTAAATGTTGCTTTTTTGTTCTTGAACTTTTCCAGAGTCTTTTTGCCGGCGGCAATATTTTTCTCTAATACTTTGTTTTCATCATTAGTTAATGTAGCACGACCTGTGTAGTCCTTATATGTAGCATCATCAACCCATACATTTTTAGTCTGAGTTAAACCATTAACAGTGGCACCAAAGCTGGCTTGCATTTGGGGAAGACTAGGGCCATTGTATGCTGTGTGAAATATAATACCAAGCTTGGCCGATTTGATCCGGTTACCTAGTTCGCTTTCAACTGGCACTGCATAACTGATGGTATTGGGTGTAAACACATAACAGTTCTCACCGCCAATTTCAGCAGTAACAATGTCTTTATCAATAAACATCAAGTCACCTTGCATGACATTGCCAATGCCCAAGCTGGGTAGATATTTTAATGCATATTGCAACTTCTCCACCAAGTCGGGCTTGTCGCTGTACCACTTATCAATGTCTTTTTTGTTTTTAATTAGTTTTGCGTCTTTGGAAAATACGCTTTTTGTGCCAAGGAAGAATTGACCATCGTCGGGATCAATGCCGCACACAATAGCAGGAGCTCCGTCCCATTTAACTGTGACTTTGCCCACATCTCCAGTACCACCAGCCAGCATGTTTCGAAGGCTATCTAGGTAAGCAAATGCCGATTCAGCACCGGCATAACCCATGTTAAGAATCAAGTCCTCAAGGTGCTCCAAATGTGTATTCTTGGCCGCAGTTGACTCAGCGAGCAACCACGGGGCGGGCTTGTTTCTTACCTCAAATAATTTCATATCTCTTTGCGTTTTTTAAGTGCAGCAACTTGAGTTTGCAAGTGCTTTGACTCCTTAATTATAGCATATAATTTGCGTTGTTTTGACTCAACTGTGCGTAAAGCTGTGAGCAAGATGTCCTTTAATACACCACGGAATGCAGGAGGTAATCTTCCGTCGGCTTCTTGAAAGCTTTCAAAGCTTGCCAACAATTTTTTAGGATCGGCAAAAATGCTGTTACCACTAGCTGGTGCCGCTGATTCTGGATCCAGCGTAGGTTCTATTCGTGTGGGTTCTGATGGGACTACTGTTGGTTCCGGAATTTCCAGTGCTGTCGGCGCTGGCGCTGGATCAACCGATGGTGTTACTGCACGTTTAAATGACTTACGCGATCCGGGTGTTGCTTCATCTACTTGTTGGTTAGAAGTGTCAACCGTTTTATTTTCTAATTTTGTGCCGCCGGTGCGCATCCACATTGTTTTTAATCCGGATAGTAATGCAGGATCTGCAATTAATTTATAATTTGGATTTGATGCCATAAACTTGTCCCATTCT